TGCGGCCCCCTTTTTAGGGAGGGAGATACCTCCATACGGCCGGGGGGGGACTGCTGGCCTGGCAATGACAGGGCTTGGTAAGGAATCAGGGGATCATATGGAAAGGGGATTTTTGGCATGAAAGAGGATATGAGCAAGGTATATCTGCCCAGAGGCAGAAAAAACGAGGAGAATTTTGTGATCGTGTCCGTGAACGGGCGTAGCTACAAGATCATGAAGGGCGTGGAGGTGGAGGTGCCGGCATGCGTGGCTGAGGTGCTGGAAAACAGCCGCATGATGGCCGACACGGCACGCCGCTATGTGGACACCATGGCCAACTGACGAGGTGGCGGCGATGACAGAGGTGACAGTGGGACAGGTTTTGGCACAGGTGGACGGCCTGCTGCCCAACGGATACACCCGGGAGGAGAAGCTGCGGTGGCTGCAGCAGGCGGAGGGTATTATCATCCGGGAGGTGCTGCAGCCGGTGGCGCGGCAGGTACTGCCGGTGCCCGCAGAGCTGGAGGACAGCACCGTTCTGGCGGCAAAGCCGCCCTATGACGGACTCTATGAGCTGTATGTGCAGGCGCAGATCCACTACGCCGATGGGGACATGGCCCGGTGCAGCAACGCCCTGGCCCTGTGGAACCGGGGTGTAGAGGCCATGCAGGCGGCGCAGCTGCGGGAGAGCGGAAAGACGCAGGCGGCGGGGAGCCTGCGGTTTTGCTGAGAGGGGGCGAGAGGATGTTCTTCCCAACACTGAAAAAAACCGGGCTGGAGAGGATCACGGTGACGGATTTCCCGGGGCTTGACCGAAGGGAATCGGCGCAGGTCAATGGATTCAGGGAGATGGAGAACCTTTGCTCCGACGGCTACCCGGCTCTGCGGACGAGACAGGCAAGGGCCCTTGTGGCTGAGACTGCAAAGCCCAACGGCCTGACGGCCAAGGACGCGCTGATATGGGTGGACGGCGGGCAGATCTATGTGGGCGGCCTGGCGGCTGGGCCGCAGTTGACGGACGGAGAGAAAAGCCTGGTGAGTATGGGAGCGTACCTGGTGGTATTTCCGGATAAGATCTACCTGAATACGAAGGATCTGTCGGACTACGGCAGCCTGGAATGCCGGAAGACCGCAGCGGCCGGAGTGGGCATCAGCCTGTGCGATGCGGAGGGAACGGCCTACAGTGACGTGGTGGAGAGTGAGGGAGCCCCGGAGGAGCCGGAGGAAGGGGCCCTGTGGATGGACGTGTCCGGCGCGGTGCCGGTGCTGCGGCAGTTCAGCCAGGACTGCTGGACGGCCATGCAGAATGTATGCGTGAAGCTGCAGGCCACGGGACTTGGCAAGGGATTTGCCGCCGGGGACGGCGTGACGGTTTCCGGCTGCGGCGTGGAGCGGCTCAACGGGGAGACCGTGCTGCAGGCGGTGGGGGAGGACTGGGTGGTTTTTCCCGGGACTGTGGCGGTCAGCACCGAGCAGGAGGAGCCGGTGACCATATACCGCTATGTGCCGGAGATGGACTTTGTGGTACAAAGCGGCAACCGGCTATGGGGCTGCAAGTACGGCATGGTGGACGGAGAGACGGTGAACGAAATTTACGCCAGTAAGCTGGGGGATTTCAAAAACTGGAGATGCTTTCAGGGACTGTCCACCGACAGCTACGCGGTGGCCCGGGGCTCCGATGGCGTATTTACCGGGGCGGTGAGCTATCTGGGAAATCCCATCTTCCTCAAGGAACGCTGCATGGAGCGGGTCTATGCCGCCGACAGCGGCGCGCATCAGATCGTCACCACCGAGTGCAGCGGCGTGCAGAAGGGCAGTGAGAAAAGCTTGCAGGTGGTGGGTGGTGTGCTGTATTACCTGTCCGGGGACGGCGTGCAGGCCTTTGACGGGAGCTTGCCGGTGACGGTCTCCCAGGTATTGGGAGAAAAACGCTGCCACGGCGGCGTGGGGGGCGCATGGCGGGGGAAATACTACCTGTCGGCCCTGGACGAGGAGGAAGCGGCGTCCCTGCTGGTATATGACAGCGAGAGAAGACAGTGGCACCGGGAGGACGGGCTGCGGGCCACGGCCTTCGTCGGAAGCGGCGGCGAGCTCTACTGCCTGGCCAGTGACGGAAAACTCTGGAGCATGCACGGGCAGAGCGGCGAAAAAGAGAATGACTTTGCCTGGATGGCGGAAACGGGAGAAGTGGGCATGCAGTCGCCGGAGCGGAAACGGCTGACGCGGCTGCTGCTGCATCTGCGGCCGGAGCGGGGAAAGACCGTGACGGCATGGCTTAGCTACGACGGGGGCGCAAGCTGGACCCGGCAGGGGCAGGCCACCGGTAACGGCAGTATACGGGAGCAGGTGATCGCCATGCGGCCCAGGCAGTGCCGGGCCCTGCGCTTGAAATTGACGGGGAGCGGACAATGCGCCATTTTCGCGCTGACGGCCCTGTATGAGAGGGGAGGTGACGGCCTGTGAGCCTGGTGAGTATGCCCAGCGCACCGGCAGGGACTCTTGCCCAGCAGGTGCAGCAGCAGTATGCATATCTGTTTCAGTTGGCGCAGACGCTGAACCTCTCTTTGCAGGCGCTGGAGGGGAGTGGTGGCGCGGCGGTGCAGGCCAGGCAGGCGGCGGCAGAGGCCGCCCGGCAGGGCCGGGAGGAACGGGCCCAGCAGGCGGCCAACCTGAAAAGCCTCATCATCAAGACGGCGGACACCGTGCGCCAGGAGATGGACCGGCGGTGGACGGAGCTGAGCGGCACCTATGTGGCCCAGTCGGAATTCGGCACCTATCTGGAAAAGACCAGCCAGGAGATCGAGGAGGATCCCACGAAGATCACCCGGTACTTTAAGTTCGCCTCGGACATCCAGGCGGACGTGGACAAGGTGGGGACGGACTTCACCGCCTACAAAACGGACGTGGAGGGCTACATCCGCCAGGGCATCGTGGGCTACGACGGGGTGACGCCCATCCTGGGCATCGCCATCGGGCAGGACATCAAGACCACCGCCACGGGGGTGGAGACGGAGAAGGGCGTATACGACGTCATCGACAAGAGCAGCAACATGTCCGTATGGACCACGGAGAAGCTGTCGTTTTACATCGGCGGACAGGAGGCGGCGTATTTCTCCAACGGCAAGCTGACGGTGGCCCAGATCGCAACCGACCGGCTGACCGGGGCGGGGAAATGGGACGTGAGCTTCACAAACGGCGTGAAATTCAAATGGATCGGGGGGTGAGGACATGACAAGCATCAACGGCGAGGCCGGAAAAAACGGATTCAAGCTGCGGCTGGACTACGAGGTGACAAAGCAGAGCACGGACAGCAACAAGAGCACCGTGCGCATGGTGCTGTACCTGTACGCCAACACCACGGGCAGCTACAACCAGGACGGGAACGCATACTGGAGCCTGTACGGCAAGAAGACCTACTACACCTTCAGCTACTCAAAGCCCGAATGGTACAAGCTGGGCGAGCGGACGGTGGACATCAGCCACAACGAAGACGGCACCAAGACAGTGACCCTCAGCGGCGCGTGGTGCTCCGGCATCTCCGGCGGCTGGGCCCCCTACAGCCTGTCGGTGAGCGGAAAGGTGACGCTGAAAACCATCCCCCGGGCCACCACGCCGGTGGTGGGGACCGTCACCCTGGGGGAGCAGGCGGTCATCAGCCTGCCCAGGGCCTCCACGGCATTTACCCACACCCTGAGCTACAGCTTCGGAAGCGCCTCAGGCACCATCGCCACGGGAGCGGGGGACAGCTGCCGGTGGACGGCGCCGGAGAGCCTGGCGGCCCAGATCCCCAAGGCAGCCAGCGGCAAGGGCACCATCACCTGCAAGACCTACAGGAGCGGCACCCTCATCGGCACGAAGTCCGTCACATTCACGGCCACGGTGCCGGGGAGCATGAAGCCGGAGGTGGCCGCAGGCTGGGCCCGCGTCGACCGGGACAACAGCGGCACCAAGGCCGAAGCCGTCGACGCATGGGTACAGGGATACTCCAAGGCCAAGGCCACCTTCGACGAGACGAAGATCACCTGCAAGCAGGGGGCAAGCATCCAGTCTTACGCCATCAGCTACCAGGGCAGCAGGACGGAAAAGAGCCCGTACCGGACGGGGACCATCAACGCCACCGCCGCCACGGTGCGCTGCACGGTGACGGACAGCCGGGGTCTGTCCGCCTGGGAGGACTTCCCCCTTGTGCTGGAGGAGTACGCAGCCCCGGCGCTGGTGGAGGCGGACCTGTTCCGGGCGGATGAGAACGCCAAGGAATCGGACAGCGGCACCCACATCGGGGGCATCGCCAAGGCGAAGGTCTCCGACCTGGGCGGGAAAAACACCTACACCCTCAAGGGCTGCTGGAAGGCCGTGGGCGGCAGCTACGGAAGCGGCACGGAGATGCAGTCGGGCACGGCCACCCTGGTGACGGGGGAGACGGAGATCTCTGTGGACAAGAGCTACACGGCGAAGATCGTACTCACCGACAAGCTGGGCAACACCGCTTCCTATGAGGAGATCATCCCCACGGAGCGGGTGGCCTTCCACCTGAGAGCGGGGGGCAAGGGCGCGGCCTTCGGCAAGGTGGCGGAGCAGGAGAACGTGCTGGAGCTGGCCGAGGACTGGGAGATGCAGGGCGGCAAAAAGGTCAGCGCCCAGAGCTTGCAGGCCACAAAGGCCGAGGACCTGACGGAGGAGCCCAAGCGCATCGCGGTGTTGGATCAAAGCGGCGTGGTGGGCGGACGGACCATGAAGGCCCTGCGGGAGGAGGACATCGGGGTATATCAGCAGTCCGACGGTTACTACCCCTTCTGGGACAGCGCCATCATCGCCGGGGACTACATCGTGGCCAACACGTCCTACAGTGGAAACCAGCTGAATGCGAAGATCGACAAGGTACAAAACGGCGTGGGCCGCAGCGAGGAGGTCTATGTGAAGCTGCCGTTTCCCCTGCGGGGGCACAACGGAGTGCTCACAGGGAGCACCGACCGGCGGGGG